ATACACAATCGAAACCAAGTTTTCGTTTTTGTTTAATGAATCACTAATTACTCGTGCTCGTAATTATCTTGTCGATGAATTTTTGCGTACTGATTACACGCATATGTTGTTCATTGACTCCGATATTCACTTCAATGCACAAGATGTTATCGCTCTGATGGCACTTGATAAAGATGTAATTGGTGGTCCGTATCCCAAGAAAGCAATCAACTGGCGAAACGTTGTTGATGCTGCTCGTAAACATCCTGACCTAGAGCCAAAAGAACTTGAAAAGTTGGTTGGTGAATATGTTTTTAATGTTGTGAAGGGCACTAAACAATTTTCTGTAACAGAACCTCTTCAAGTTATGGAAATTGGAACTGGATATATGATGATTAAACGTCATGTATTTGATAAGATGAAAGATGCTTATCCAATGATTCATTATAAGCCTGACCATGTTGGTCAATCCAACTTTGATGGTAGTCGGTATATTCATGCATACTTTGATACCGTGATTGACTCCAAGGGTAGTATCACAGATGGTGGAACAGACCGTTATCTAAGTGAAGATTACATGTTTTGCCAGATGTGGCGTAAGATTGGCGGTGAAATTTACTTGTGTCCGTGGATGAAAACACAACACGTTGGTAGTTACGCATTTACCGGAGATATGCCAGCTGTGGCTAATTATGCAGGAAAATTATAATGAATGTTTATTACTCATGTGCAGGCAAATATTTTTGCGAGAAACCAGAACAATTAAGTGGTTGTCTTTTTGAAAATCTTAAAACTGAACAAAGTTATGTTAAGTGTCCTTCTTTTCAAGAATACATAAAAAACACTTTTGTCATTAGATCAAATTTTGATTATCGTTTTGGATGGGATAAAGACGACAAAAATTTTAAAAGTGACATGTATGATCAAAATTTTTTTAATTCTTATGTGAGACCTAGAAATTCTAACACTGGACTAGTTACATACATTGATCCACCAATAATATTTTTTTCGGAAAAAAGTTTAGAAATAAGTTTAATTCCAGCGTTTTTTCATAATACATTTAATCATCATGTGGTTATACCCGGCACCTTTAATATTGGAAAACATTTTAGAAAATTGGAATCCGCTATTCATTTTTTTCATCCAGATATAATTGAAATTAAAGAAAAAGATCCACTTTACTATGTTAAATTTTACACTGAAGAAAAAATAACGTTTAAAAGTTTTTTGTTTACTGAAAAGTTGAAAACTTTTCAAGGTTATTTTACTCCTAAAAAAGAATATACACAAAAAATTACGCCTCTAAAATGGTACTACGAACACAACATGTCAAAAGCAATTCTTAAAGAAATCAAAAATAACTTGATGGAATAAAATGAAACAGATTGATTACAAGTATAGCGAAGACCGTCTACTAGAAGAATTGCGTGATTATATAGACGCAACTTATAGTGAGCACTACTCACAGAATAAATTTCAGGCAACTGAGTTTATTATGGATTCTGGCCATGGAGATGGTTTTTGTATTGGTAATATTATGAAGTATGCACAACGATATGGCAAAAAAGATGGTTATAACCGCAAAGACCTTCTGAAAGTGTTACACTATGCAATTATGGCGTTACATAATCACGATATGACTAAAGGAACTAAATGATGAAACTCTCAAGTGAAACCCTAAGCGTGCTGAAGAATTTCGGCAGCATCAATCCAGGAATCTTCCTCAAGAAAGGCAAGACTCTTAAAACTGTATCTACTCACAAGAATATTCTAGCGCAAGCTACTATTTCTGATGAGATTCCCGCCGACTTTGGCATCTATGATTTGAATGAATTTCTTTCGGTTGTTTCTCTGCACAAAGACGACCTGAACCTCGAATTCGATTCGAAAAATGTTGTTATCTCTGGCCTTAAAGGTCGTAGTAAAATCAAGTATCGTTCTTGTGATTCTACCATGATTGTTGCTGCACCTGAGAAGCCTTTGGCTCTTCCCTCAGCTGACATTGAGTTTGAACTTACAGCTGAAGACTTCCGTTGGATTCTTGATGCTGCTAATGTTCTTGGCAGTCCTCAAATTTCTGTTGAATCTGATGGCACCAAAGTAACTCTTAATACTTTGGATGTTGCAAATGATTCTGCACATACTGAATCGCTTGATCTTTCTACTACTGGTAATGGCGATAAGTATAAGATGGTGTTTAAGACTGAAAACATTTCTAAGATTCTAAGTGGTGCTTATGAAGTCAAGATTTCTTCAAAAGGCATTTCACACTTCAAGAACAAGAAGAATAACATTGAATATTGGATTACCACTGAAGTTGGTTCAACCTTTCAGAAAGGTTAATTATGATTTTGTTTATTGATGCTGAAACTAAAACCAGTGTCTATGTTAATCCTGATGCTGTAAAACACGTTCGGGAAACTAGACTGGGTGCCATGCATGTAACTAAGCTTAGTTTTAATGATGACACATATGTGATTGTCACCGATGATCTAAAAACTTGTGCTGAGAAGTTGAGTAAAAAAACTTCTAAATAATATTATGTTTAAAGTGGAGAATTTTTATTATGGAACATGTTCTGTGGGTAGAGTCACACAGGCCCAAAACTATTGGCGATTGTATTCTCCCGGAACGTCTGAAGAAGCCATTTCAGGAGTATGTCAATCAAGGAAACATTCCAAATCTGCTTCTAGCTGGTGGCCCAGGAGTCGGCAAGACAACTGTGGCGAAAGCTATGTGCAACGAAATTGGATGCGACTATCTCGTAATCAATGGCTCTGATGAGTCTGGTATCGACACCTTTCGTGTCAAAATTAAAAACTATGCTTCTTCTATGTCATTGTCTGGTGGCCGTAAAGTCATCATCATTGACGAAGCTGATTATCTAAACCCCAATTCTACACAACCTGCTTTACGAAATGCAATCGAAGAATTCGCATCTAATTGCTCGTTCATTTTTACTTGCAATTATAAGAATCGCATTATTGACCCTTTGCATTCTCGGTGTGCAGTTATTGACTTTTCTTTAAAAGCCTCTGAGAAGGCACAGATGGCCAAAGACTTCTTTGGTCGTATCAAGCAAATTCTGCAAAGTGAATCGGTTTCGTTTGATGACAAGGTTGTTGCTGAGCTGGTCAAAAAACATTTTCCAGATTTTCGGCGTGTCATCAATGAACTTCAGCGTTACTCACAATTTGGTAAGATTGACGCTGGTGTTCTAGCGCAGATTGCTAATGTTTCAATTGCTGAAATTGTAAAGCATATGAAAGAGAAGGACTTCGGTGCTATTCGTAAGTGGATAGCATCTGGAGACTTTGATGCGAATGTGGTTTTTCGGCAGATTTATGATGCCCTATATGATGTATTAAAACCTCAATCTATTCCACAAGCCGTGTTGATTATTGCTGACTATCAGTACAAGCAAGCGTTTGTTGCTGACGGTGAAATCAATCTTGTGGCTTGTCTTGTTGAATTAATGGGTAACTGTGAGTTTCAATAATGACTACTGACATTGACCGTATTATAGATTCGATTCGACCAAGTAGGTCGAGAAAAATTCGTAGTAGAAAAAGTCGGTTGTATGATCGAAAGTATGAACATAAAATATATTCCGATAGAAAAGAAGATACTGAACCACATAAATTGGGAACAGACATGGATCCAGACTTTAACGGCCAAACTCACAGCGAATTCTTTTTGAGTGCATCATCTCTGAATGACCACTATATTTCAAAGATTTTGTCCAAAAGAATTGAGTACGGCTATAATACACTTACTGTAAAAGAAAACCTTTTGTGTGATACAAAAAGTTGGGCTGCTTATACTCGTAAACTGATGGAAGATCCAGATATTCAAGTGATTGAATATAGTAACAAAGCTGGCATGATTGTGAACCATGCTACAATGGACTTTTTGGATTACAGCATCGATTCAAGTCTAGTTGAAGTTAAACTCTTTGGTTCGAAAGAATACATTGAAACCACTTACGATGACTTGAAGGAAAACTTTTCAGTCGCTAATTGTTACATTGAGTGGGTTTATGGTAGCTCTGGTGAATCTATAACCATTCCTCTGTTGCCTGAAAAATTGCCAATTTCTGAGATGTATCCCTTTCTTGGTGATGAATCAATCGAAGAATATTATGAAAGATTTTTAAACTCTTCAGCATCAATTTTACTTTTAATTGGACCACCTGGTACTGGCAAGACAACTTTCATTCGTGGTTTGTTGCACTATGCATCACGAAATGCCATTGTAACCTATGATGAAAAGATTCTCGACCGAGATTATGTGTTTGCTCAGTTTGTTGAAGGTGAAGTTGGTGTTATGGTTATCGAAGATGCTGACAACTTCCTCAAATCTCGTTCGAATGGTAATACAATGATGCACCGATTCCTCAATGTCGGTGATGGTTTGATTTCTACAAAAGGTAAGAAACTTATTTTTTCTACCAATCTGCCATCGATCAATGACATTGATAGTGCATTAATTCGTCCTGGCCGTTGTTTTGATATTGTGTCTTTCGATAACTATACTAAAGAACAGGCTGATAATCTCGCTAAGAAACTTGGTGTAGACTTCAAACCAAAAGATAACAAGTCGGATACCTATTCTCT